ATACGCCTAAAACCTGGGTGGAACAACATTACTATCTCTGGAGCTAGTAATTTTGAAATAGCCTTCGGATTCAGGTATCACTACTTATAGAAAGAAAGAAAGAAAGAAAGGGGTGAGATGAACAATTGCTTATAGTAGAGGATTTAAATCAGAATCAAGAAATGGTGAGTGATTTTAAAGATTTACATCGACAAACCACTCTGAACGGTGAACGAATATTAAGTTTTACAGTGTTTAACACACCTAAAAACAATCACTCTTACCTTATGGTCGCAGAAGAGTCTTATATCTATTTTTATGGTGAACAATATGTAATTAAAAATACTTCCGAACGAAACTTTGGTAAAAGCGGAAAAATGAAGTTAGTTAAGTGTGTACAAAAATTTTATGCAGATATGGCGAACTCTCAGTATATGGGCGTTAATGGCGAAAAATTCACAGGGCGAATGAATATTGTTACTTTCTTTGGTGAATTATTTAATGGGACACCATATCAAAATAAGTACGAGTTAATCGGTGATTTCCCTATAACTACAGCAGATTTTGAGAACCTAGGACGTGAAAGTCGTTCTTCTATGCTTGCTAAAGGGCTAGAAAGATATGAAGTTGAAATTATTAACGAGAATGACAGACTTACAATAAAAAATCGTGTAGGGGAGCAAACAGATTTTCAATTCCGTTACGGTTTTAACATAAAATCTATTTCTCGTGACGTAGATACAACAAACCTAGCGACACGAATTACGGGTTATGGGAAAGACGGATTAAAACGAGTGTACAATAGTCCAAATCAGGCGAAATTCGGTGTAATAGAAGCTAAAACAATTGAAGATGACCGTTTTACAAATCCTGCTTCCTTAGATGCTTATCTGAAGAAAAATATACAAGATGTTCCTTATGTAACTGTAACAATAGAACATAGGGATCTAAGGAAATCAGGTTATCGAGATGTCGTTAAAGTAGGAAATCATGTTTTTTTAATATACGAGCCGATGAACCTTGATTTAGATACAAGGATTACTCAAATCGATGAGTATTATGATCATAAATTAGAACCGTATGATACACATGTAACCTTCTCCAATAATCCTTTAAGCTGGGCGGATGTAATGCTCGGCGAAATGGAAAAGACATTACGTGGAATTGTGAATACGGATGGACTTGTGAAGTACGATGCTATGAATGCATTTCTAAAGAATGCAGCGGTAGCGATTAATAATACATTTACCGAAGTCCAGTATCCAGTAAACGGCGGCATTACATTAGTTGATAAAAATAACCCTAATAGAATTATTCGTCTCACTTCGGATGGTATTGGCGTTTCAAACGATGGTGGACAAACGTATAGAACCGCAATTACAGGTGACGGGGTAGCAGCAGAGCGAATATATGGCAAGTTAATCTCAGGGACGCAATTAAGGACGAGTAATACTAGCAATTACGTTTCCTTAGATAGCCAATTTATGCGGTTATATCAGAACAATATAGTCAGAATGTATCATGGGTATTATCAGACAAGCAATGGAATTCAACCAACAATTATTTTAGGAAGTGATTCTAGCAATGTAGAATCTGGATCATTTATGATTTATCAGTTTGATGAGGATGATGTGAATAGTCGAGCGGCTGGCATTTCGATGGTAAATGGACGTAATGGAGACGGGTCGCTGCATAATTCGGGAACATTGTATATGACAATTGACGGAAAGGTATCTCTAACTGGTGATAAGAGCGTTTCTTTATCATCTAGTGGAGATGTTACTATTTATCATCGCGGGGACTTTAACATCGCAAAAGACGGATGGGTATATGCGAGCTTTCAAAAAAATTATGATGATGTAGATTTATTTTTAAATGGTGTTCGCCTACGATATAACCCAAGTTACGCAGGTGAACCAGGATTCCCAGCACTGCAAATCGTCGCAAAGGCATCAGATGGTTCAACAATCTATAAAAACGTTAAAGCCGGTGGATACTATGGCAGTTACGTTGATGTTTCAAATGGAGCTGTGGGCCGTGTTACAGCTAAGAATATGACCGCACAACAGACTATTGATTGTAATCGATTAATTACAAATGACCTAATAAACAACTCATTATCTACTATAAAAACAAATATTCTGAGCATGGATGAATCAGCTTTTGATGAAGTGATGTCATGGCAGTTAAAAAGTTATAATCTAATCGCTGAAGTCGAAGAAATAGAGCGATATAATGCAAGTTTAACTGAGGAAGATATCGCTAATGGCGCTGTTTTCAAGAGTGTTGAAGACATAGAAAGACGTTTCGGCTTGGTTTTGCCAGCTAAAGGCGATAAACAAGGTGTAAATGTCTATTCAATGACTACAAAAAATGCACGAGCATTTCAAGTGTATGTAAAAAGAGAAGAAGAACGACATCAGAAAAGTGAAGAACGTATAAAAAATTTAGAAGAACAAAACGCATTATTAATAGAACGATTAGCAACATTAGAAGCTAAATTGAATGGATAGGCGGTGATTAGTTGCGTAATGAGGTTTTAATTATAGATTTGGCCAACACTATATTTTCGAAAACAATACGATCACGGCAGAATGATAAAGGTGGACTTAAATTAACTGTTTACCTAAAAGAGAACGGGAGGCCGAAAAACCTAACAGATTATGCAGTTAAGTATGAGGCAATGAATACAGCTGGTAAATTCATACGAGATGATGCAACTATAGTCGATGCAGCTAAAGGAATAATTGAATATGTGTTTTCCAAAGAAGCGGTTTCAACTCCTGGTGAGTGGAACGCTTATTTTGTTTGTGAAAAAAATGAGACTGAGCGTTTTAGCACGCAAGATATAAAAATTGCATTAGGAAGAGATGTAAAACAAGGAAATATTAAAATTTCTAACTACATTTCAGACTTTGATAAAGCTTTAGAAATAATAAAATCCTACAGAAAAGATATCGATGATACTACAGCATTAGTGAATCAGCTAAAACAATTAGTTGAAGCTAATAATGTACAAGTTCCTAAAATAACAAATCAGGACGGGACTCCTAATATTTCTATAACGGATGTTAGTAAAAATGTTTTAAATGAGATTCTTAATAAAGGTGCAGGGATGAGGACCGTATACTGTGCTAGTGGTATACCAGGGCAAACTCCTAATAATAAAGCGTTTCGTGGTATATCGTATCTTAGCGACAATTCTAATGGATTTATCTTAGTTAAGGATTCTCAAAACAAACTATTTACGAATTACCTGGATAATGGTACATGGGCAGGTTGGAAAGAGAATGTTAACAAAGAGGATTTTGTAGGGTGGGTCTTTGATGCTCAAGGATTTAAAAGAAGTACAGATAGCGGATGGAATAATTTAAGTACTACTGGAGTTACAAACGTTCCCGATCGACCTATGAAATATAAAAGAAATGGCGACCAGGTTAATTTGATTGGTTCTATTAGAAATCCACAAAATGTATCAGTATTTGCTACTCTTCCGAATGGTTTTAGACCCATTCAGAATATCGCATTTCCAGCTGTTATGATATCTGGAGCTACAACTACAAATTGCGAGTTAACAATCCAAAATGATGGTGGAATTTTCGTCAATGGAACAGTTGCTAACTCAACAATCCATATAGCTGTTAGTTTTTTAGTTTAACAAGGAGGTCTTAATGTGACTTTAAAAACATACGAATTCACTACAGATTTAATTATAGATATAGAACCTACTCAGAATATACGATTCTTTCAAAATGATCATAACAGTGCACATTTGATCTTCTTTATTACCGATAGAAAACAACCTGTAAATTTAACGAATGCAAAAGTTAAAATTGTTTTACAGAAGCCTGATGGAACAATTGTTTTTCAAGATAATTGCACTCCGATTGACGCTGCAATAGGGAAATATGAAGTCATTCTAAACACACAAACTCTTGTGATAGACGGAAAAGGTTACGGACAGGTTCATATTGAGGATGGTGATAAAATCCTTGAATGTAGAAAATTTGAATTATTTATAGATAAATCAATTCTATCTCAAGATGCGCTAGAATCAACTAATGACTTCCTTGCACTTCAAAAGGCAATTCAAGTTGGAAACCAACTTGAAGGAATGGATATACCATCTATTATAGGAGCTGCAGAAATTGCTAAGGAATCATTAGAAATTTCTAATAACAATACTAATGAAATTGTTACTTTAAAAAATAGAACATCTAATGAAGTAAGTGTTCTTGAATTTGGAGCAGATCCTACAGGTAAAACAAAAAGTACTGAAGCTTTTAGACAAGCTGCGAGTTATTGTGCTACTAACAGAAAAAACCTAAAAATACCAGATGGTGATTTTTGGATTGACGGATCATTACCTTTCCCTAATTATTATGCTGTAATTGGAAATGGATATTATAGTAATATCGTTGTCGATCTTCCGAGTGGAGAGGTCGTGTGGAAAGAATCGACATCATTTAGGTATGGTTGGGGATTTGAAAATTTAAGATTTACAGTGAAACCAAACTCTTCTAAGGATGTTGGCTGTATTTATCTTGAATCGTCTATGCGAGGAGCATATATTAAAAACATATGGTCTTATGACCTAAGAAGTCCTTTATACTTAGGAGATAAAGTTTGGGGAATAGTCTCAGTAGATAACTTATTCTTTTATTTATTAGGCGAAAACTTAGATTCTACACAAAACACAGCAGCTTTCTTAGCTAAAGGAAATACAATAATGATGTCTAACATAGAAATTGTTGGCGGATGGACTAGAGGTTTGTGCTTAGATGGTGTTTCTGTATTTAAATTAAACGGTTATAACGTATCTGGTTCAAGTACAAGTATTCAGATGTCTCAAGCTATATACATTGAGAATTCTGATAGCGGTGAAATCACGAGCGGATGGATAGAACAACTAGTTGATAATACCAATTCAGCTAACGGACGTCCTATATGGAATAATGGTGAAGGGCATGCAATCTATGTTAAAAACTCCGAAGCAATTACAATTGGCGAATCAAACATTTCTACAGGGTCAATCTATTGCGACAATTCTAAATTAACTATAGATCAGATTAAATACGCGCAGTCTAACGCTGGGATCAAAATGGTAAACAACGGAAAAGTGAATGCTACAGAAAGTGCGATTAAGAGTCAAAATATAGCTGTTGACTTTACGAAGTCTGATGGAGAAATTATATTGAACACTCGGTCGACATCTGCAATGGGGTTATTAGACAATCCAATAATGAAGACTGGGATACCGCATGCATTAACAGTGACTAATGGCACTTTGGTGACTATGAGCGATGAAGTGACTGATTATTTATCTGGTGATA